AGCACCGGGACGCGGCTTATCCAGCCCCGGCAGTAATCAAACACGTAAAACGCTGGTTTCTCAGGCGTGCCTGTCTCCAGTTTCTTACCTTCAATGACGGCCTCGAGCATGTCAGCAAACAGGGCCGCGCCGTTCACACGCGATCCCGGCTTCTTGTTGGATGGAACCCACTTAACGCCCTGTGATTCCATCTTCTGTGCAATGGATAGCTCATCATCGCCAGTGTTGTAGATCGCACCGTCAGCAGGGCCAGGAACAATTTTCTTGCAGATGCCGGGCATGATATTCAGCTGCCCCTGCGTGACCCCGTCGAGCTTTATCTCTTCGGGTTCAGCCAGTTCCTCGCCCACCAGCCGTTTATCCACCCACGCCACGCCCTTGGCGACGTTAGTTGATGACATGTTCAGGCCTTTGTTCAGCTCATCAGGCGGGCAGCCATACCATTCGCCAATCAGTATCAGCGACCCGGCAGGCGGGCAGAACTGGCGACCATCGGGCAACTCTGCGGCGGTGCCGTCGGCACGCGCCCACCAGAGGTTAGAGAACGGTTTCGACTCACCCCAGTCATGGGAGCGGTCAACCGTCCAGCTATCCGGGATACGGAACGGCTTAATGACATGCAGCGATGCGCTCCACAGGTGGTCAAAGCGACCCCCACTGGTGACATCCCAGGAACCCTCTACCCACGCCTTGCGTCGGTTAGGGTCCTTGATGGACATCAGTGTCGCGATGTACTGCGGATCGAGATATGGATTCTCTTTGAACGAACCGTGAATCGCCACGCGGGTAAGCGTCACATCCTCTTCGCGTTCGGTCTGCGGGTTAAACACCTTTTGCGTCTCTCGAATGATGGTGCCGCGGGGTGCTGGCTCAATGAAGCGCTTCTTCACCCAGGTGTGGCCAATGCCAAACGGGTTGGTCGTGCTGAACGTCTCCAGGGGGATCGGTTTAAGCAGCGAGCCATCATCCAGAGGATAGTTTTCCGGCCGGAACGATGAGCGCCGGCAGGAGAACATCATTTCGTAGAAATCAGCAGACTGCTGCTTTGTCAGTTCGTTAAATCCGATGAACGGGAATTCCTGACCGTGGTAGTCCCAGTAGTCGCCCTCCTCCTTACCGAAGCGGAACAGCAGCTCTTCGCCAGTTGGCCATACCCAACGCAGTTCGGATGCTGACGCCAGATAGCGCGCACCGTCGTTAAACAGGCGATACATACGCTTCGACTGGGTGATGATGTCGGTAAGGTTCTTATACTCGGTATCGAAGATGACGCCACGCCAGAACGAGCCGTAACCCAGGCCGACCAGGCGACGGAAGCGCGCCAGCTGCGCAGCAGTTTTACCCGGACCACGCGTACCCTCGTAGAGGATTTCGTTACACGGGCAGCTCAGGGAGAGCGATTGCGATCCCGGCAAAGGTTTCCAGACAGCTTTGTAATTCATCCACCAAGAACCTCGTTCTGTTGCTTCTGCGCTGCTGCTTCCCAGTCGTCTACGTTATCGCAGGACGGGACCGGCATGATGCTGTGGGTTGCGGTGACCTTCTGCTCCACCTGCTCTTTGAATGCCTGCACGCGCACATGCTTGCCGAGCAATTCGAGGTTTTTAACCTTATCAGGCCACTTAACCTTTTTAAGGATGGTCTCGGCGGTCTCTTCGTCGAAGTTTTGAATGGTCGTGCTGATGTCCAAACCGGTTAGCGAAATTCGCCAGGCTTTAGGCCATGAGGTGATCGGCCTTAGGCTTCCGTCGTCATTCAAGATGTCCAAAACATCCATCTGGTCGATCTCAACCAAGCGCCGGAGCACATAATCGGCATCAATGCCCACGTCTTCGTTGCGCTTAGCTTTAAGTTCGGCAATCCTGTTTTGAATGACAGCTTTTGACAGCAATTTTGTAGCGGTACGATTAGCAGTTTTTGCGCTGTACCCCACACGAATTGCTGCCTGAGTGGCGTTTAAGTCGATGAGGTACTCGCGACAGAACATATCTTGTTTGTCGGTGAGTGCCATTTAAATACCTATGGGAGATGCTGATGGGCAACGTGAAAATTTACGCTGGCTTGGTTAACGGTGACCTTATGCCAATCATTGAAGATAAAACGTCAGAAGAGATCGTCACAGCTTTCACTGGCGACGATACTGGCGCGCCGCCAACATCCGTGACGATTGAGGTGAGCACCGAAAGTGGCGCTAAGGTCAGAGTTTACATCCCTAACAGCTCAGCTGATGCCAGCGTTACAGTTGACGGGAAGAGAGTGTAGTCATATAGCCATTACGATGGGTCTGCCCATGGTGATAACAATAAAAAACCGCCCAGAGGCGGTTAATCGAATATTTTGCCAAGCTGCTTATTAAGAGCTCTATTGAATAATTCTTTTGCCACCTTAGTTAGAACCCCTAAGCTAACATCTTTAAATCCGGTTTTTAAAGTCGACCATATCTCTTCGCTTCTTATGTTATCAAGAAAGTCATGGCCATCATTTGTTAATCGCAGCGACCATATGTTCCAAGTGTATATCCCATCACCCGACTTTCTCAGTCCGATGTCGAACTCCCCATCATCGCGACAAATTAGCTTTGCTTCCTTTAGAAGCTCCATATGATATCTAAATAATGCCGATTCAAAATCAAATCCTTTGATTTTATTAATTTTTACACCATCCTCTGATTCCTCAAAGGCTTCCAAAAGGCTTTTTAAATAATCAAGATCTCTTTTCATGACGCCTCCTTTGTAAAGAGAAGTCATTATACAGGGAGCCAAAAATTAATAAAAATAATTAAATTATGTCAACCATAATATAATCCTAAATTATTTTCCCCATTATCAAGCCCACCAGCAGATGAGCTTTGGAATGGCTTATTCAGCTGGCTGAATATCGATGTAATACTCTTTGCCCTGCTCGAACAGTTCGAATGCTGCCGGGTTCGATATGTGCATCTGCAACAGGCCACCAGGTGTGTACTTTGACCACGCCTTGTTTTCGGCGGTATCTGCGGTAACAGGACTCATGTGGATTGTGCGGTGTGAATCATCTTCTGCTTTCTGAATAAAGTGGCAGCGGAATTTAGCGCGTACGGACATGTGTGATCCTCAGTTAGTAAAAAGCCCCGCTATTGCGAGGCTATAGGTTTGTAGTTTAACTCTCTCACCGAGTCGTAAATCCGCTCACACGCCATCCCGGCGTTGTAGCTTTCGTCAGCGATTCCAGCATATCGTTTAGCTTCTGCTGCAATATCTCCGAGCATGTCGGCAAGCAATCCTGCGTTGGTGTCGGTTGTTTTGCTTCGGACGGTAGCGGCAAGATCTGCGGTGTGCTTTGCGGCGTCCAGGCGGGCGGCAAGCTTTGTTGCTTCGGTGCGCAACTGGCTAACAGTGGCAGACAGACCAGTAGCAGTAGCAGCAGATTTAGCGGCTTGTACTTGTGCATCTTTTACAGCCTCATCACGGGCAATAATTCGCCCTTGTTCAATCATGCGGGCTGCGGTCTGCGCGTTCGCTGTTTGCGATGATTCAACGCTGTCACGTTCTGCCCACTTTTTTTCCCAACCGCGGCTGTTCCATACACTACCCGCGATGAATGCTACGGCCACCAGCAACGAAATAACAATGAACTGATAGCGCAGGCTCACTGGTCTATCCCCCAGCACGTCAGCGCGCTTTCCTGGTCTCGACGCTCTACCTGCCCATAGCAGCCATTTTTCTGGCCTTTGGTCAGACGACAATCGCGGCCGCCGTCTTTAATCCACCAACGAATAGCTTCGCAGGCACCCTTCGTGTCACCGGCGTTCATGCGGCTATAGAAGGTTGATGGGTAGCATTTACCTGGCCCGATGTTGTAAGGGCAGAACGACGCGATGCCAACCTTCTGCGGTTCGGTCAGTGGTACTTTGATATTGCGGTCAACCCATGCCAGCGCCTTGTCACGCTCAATAGCGTTAACCTTCTTGCACTGTGCTTCGGTGGCGGTCATACCTTTCACAACGCGCTTACCATCGATAACCGTCACGCCATGGCATAAGGACCAGACACCACCGGGATCGACTACAGCCACCAGCGCATTGCCTTCTTTCTCACTGATAAACTGGTCAAATAAGAATGGCGCAGTCGCACCGGATGCAAGCAGCGCCAGCATCGCCGCGCTAAGCTTCGTTTTATTGACGGGCATTTAAACGATCCTCCCGTTCTTTACGACGGTAATACCAGTTCACGCCGCAGGTGATGATGGTGCAGGCAATACCGACAATGATTGCCCAGTCACTTAAACCGAGTCCCGCCACTTTGTCGGCCAGCATCCACGATACCTCTTTAGTTATTTCGGCATGGGCCTTTGCAGAGACACCGCAGCCAGTCAACGCGGTTCCCGTCCCATATGAAAGTCTGCTGTAAATTGTGCTCATTCTGGTCATAGCCTCACCTCCGGATAATTCGGATGGCGCTGTGTGCTTGTAAAGGATTCAGGCTCTCGGGCTGATATAACAACAACACACGTCGAGGAGTTTTCCCGAAGCCTGAAAAAGAAAAGGCCACGCAGAAGCGCAGCCCTTATGGATGTGGATTATTTACAAATATCTAATAAATTAATATCATTTGATACACCGAAAGTCGTAAGACTGGCTCGGTGTCCATTTATCAAATAATTCTGATAACCCGCACTCTGATGCGGGTTTTTTTTCACTAAAAAAACCCGAAACGAGGCTTTGTGAATAAGATGCAGTGCCGGGTGCCTCCCGGTGAGTCAGCCAGTCGAACTGCCTCGCGCGAGCATTTGAACATTATCAGTTTTGACTGAGCGCCCCGCCGCAAAGGGGGATTCACTGCATCAATAACGTAAAACATTTTCATAAATCGCGTCAATGTATTGTGGTGGCGAGCGCCCATCTCTCGCTTAACTCCAATCAGGACTTACGTGCCGCTGAGTTATTGGCCGGGTGTTAGCCGATATTTTCTTTCACCGCAATGGACAGGGCGCTGCCTGCCGGGGTGGTGTGTACCAGGTCTTACGGGCGGCTTTGGCCTCAACACCCTGTCCGTTGCAATGATTTTGCCACTACCCGGAGTGGCCACGCTCATGCCCTTGAGGTGCTGTCGCTTTATCGCCGCTGATAACCGGTGCGCGTCTGGCTTTCGCGCTGCTCTACCGGAGCTAGTTTTGATATAGGAACCTTAACCCATCGCTACACAGGCTCGCTCAATGGCGACTCGGGGCAGTATCATGACTGCTGCTTTGCCTTTCGGCTGCAGTCTATCCGCTTTACTGGTGCATTTTCTTACCCTCCAGAAACGCAAAAGCCCCGCACGATGGCGAGGCTCCTTAAAATCATTTACTGCCAGTGCATACAACAATGGCACAATATCAGATTTACATGAAATATATGCATTTCAATCCAGTTTTGCAATACTTTGGTGTGAATTTGTCGCCTTTTGTTGTGAACGTGATCGCGTTACTTGCAATAAAGCCTCGCTGTCGAGGCTCATGAAGATTCGCTTCATCTCCACCCAGCGGTCGGTAAACGTCTCTGACCAGTTCTTTGGTGTCACGCCCACAAATTTTGCCAGCGCCTGGTACTCGTATGTCTCACGTCCGCCCAGCCCCGCTTTCACATCCTGCGCCGCCAGCCAGATTAGCTTCTTCAGCCGCTCCATCGTTTTGCCTGCCACCTTCTTGCCCGCCAGCTGCGCGCTGAACTCAGCCCAGGCCCATTGCGTTATTGCCACCTGGTGGTCCCAACTGGTGTTCTCGCTGTAGTTCCATAGAAGCCACGCCTTCTGATGCTCTTCGAGCGACAGCAGCGCGCGGCGCCAGGATGCGGTTGCAAACTCTACCGGTTGAACCAGTGGGATATGCGAGCCCTTGGCATGCGACTGTTTGCCGGGGATCGGCGGGTTATCCAGCGTAACCATTTCACCAGTTACCTCATCAAGCACTCGCGGTTTTTTCCGTTTAAACGTACCAGTATCGAACTGCGCATTCTCCAGCCAGGCCATTAACTGCCCTTTTGTTGCCCCACTTAAATCTGCGGTCGCCACGATCAGCTGCTCACGCACATACTGCAAATATTGAACGTTCATTAAGCGGCTTCCTTCTGAGGTTGTTTGGCCTGGCTATGCTTTGCTACCGGCGACAGTTTGGCGCGCATGACGCTTTCGAATTCGTATCGTTCTCTTTGCTGCGTGGTCACTTCTGCGCCCTCCGAATTCTGGCTTTTGCGTTACGCTCAATCTGAATTAGCTTCTCAATGTTCGCCCGGCGCTCTTTTTCTTCCTTCCGCAGAGCTTTCACATTGTCAGCCAGCTGCGTTTCTCCTTTTGCTACGGAAAGCATCCAGTCGAATGGCTCAACGGCCGCCCCACATGTCCTGCACCGAACCTCTCTGTCCTTTTCGTTTACCCGAACCAATGGATGATGGCAGAACGGCCTTTCTGCTTTCTCATACAGGAAATTAGTCTGGTCGCTCGGCTCACCTTCTTTTGATGGAAAGGCAACGATATTGCTTAATTCTTTTTCTGTTTCGGTAGTCATGCCGCCGCCTTAGCGATCGCCTTGTAGGCCCGCAGGATGTAGGCACTTTTCCCATAGAGCGTTATCTGGAAGGTTAGGCCTTTTGATTCCCACGAATTAACGGGTGAAGCCATCAGCCCAGCATCAGCAACACGCCTGGCTCGACCAAGTTGCCAAAATGGGCCAGTCAGCCAGATGCGGGCATGGGTACCTTCGTCGCTGTAAGTGATTTTCACGCTGCCTCCTGCTGTTTCAGTTCTTTGAGTTTTGCGCGGTACTCATCGCGGATACGGATGTAGTCGTCGCGTTTCCATTTCGGTAATTCATGCGGGCCCATCAGGGCATTAAAGCGGGCCTGACCGATTTTGGCGATCAGCGCCGGGCGGTATGCCGTCAGGTTGCCAGAAAGGTGGTTATTACAGGGGGCGCACTGGCGATGGCAGTTGTCTTCATTGAACCGCAACTCAGGGTTAGCGCCAGTGGTGCGGTAATGTCCTGCGTGGTATTGCCCATCATGGTA